ACTTCTTCTTCTTCTAGCATAGGTTCTGCCATCGGAACTTCTTCATCCATTTCTTTCTCTTCATCGTAATGCATATTCTTTTCTTCTTCCATATGCATATCTTTTTCTTCGTCTTCTTCGTCTTCGTGTTCTTCCTTCTCAAGATTCTTTAACACTTGCTTTAATAGTGAAGCCAATGCTGCCATATCTTTTCGGGCGTACCCTTTTTCTTCTTCCAAAAGTTCCTTCTCTTCATCAGGTTCTTCTGCAACTTCTTCCTCGACATCCTCTTCTTCAGCTTTTTCTGTATCATCTGCTGGAGGGAGGACTTCTTCGGTTTCATCTTCCTTGACTACGTAGTCAAGCTCAAGGGTCTTTTGTTGACCGCAAGTACAGAAATCACTCATGGACTATCACTTATAATGTCCTTTATAACTGTTTTGCCTCTATAGCCCTTACGTAGAATACTAGTTATATTGCTTAGGTTTTTTACAACTATCACACATGCTAACATTGTTGTAATCTGTTTTTAATACATCGGACACATTCTTAGAACTCCACATCTTACAAGACCAATATCTTGCTTTATGTTTTGGACCTGGATTATCACAATTGTGTCTTGCTCTAAAGTTTCTACGTTTGTCTGGGTCATCACGTTTTATATCCATGTTAGGGTCGCCAAACTTAACTTGTACAACGTTACCTTTAGGATTCTTAACGTAAACTCCAAACTTCTTTTTTTCTCCTGATAATCTAAAAGGATTGTTTAACTCTACTTTTTTACCTTGATACTCGGCTTTTACTACACGTTCATCTTTATGATTTTCTATAACTTCAAATGTTGCAAACTCCATAGCTCCATCATGCGGTTCATATTCACCTTCCATAAGTGCAGGACCATCTTTTAACTGCATCCAGTGATAACCTTTTGGTGCTTTAAGTTTCTTAGTTTTCATTACTCTAAACGTGTTTGCTTAAATCCGTCTCTAAGAATTCTTGATAACTGGTCTGCATAAATGCCTTTTTTATTAATAACTCTTTGACGTTTAGCATTCATCATAATTACTGAATATGTGTCATCAGAACGTAATACAATTGAAGCTGTGCCAGTTCGATTGCTTTTGTATTTAAATCTAAACTCAAGACCGCCACGCATTCCAGAAATTGGATTTATTGAAAAAAACTTATGCGCTCCAAGTTCCATTAATGTTGGTACTCCTATCTGACGTTTTATTGTCATAGCTACCTGTCTAGCATTTTTTACGACAGGCATTTTGCAATCTTTACATAGTTCTGCTGTGTTGTAGTTCATCGTAGTGTCCTCATTTGTCTTAGAATACTTACTATCTTTTCTTCTGCTCTTGATGGTGGGCTGTGTCCCATTCTTCTTATATCTTTAAGTACGTTTCTAAGTTCTAAATCTAAATATTTAATAAAGCCAAGTAATGAATGTCTTACTCTGCTTGTCTTTTTTACAGGCATGCTGCAATCCTTACACAGTTTCATTCCCAACTTCCTTCGGCTTCTCTCAACGCTTTGTCGTACGCTCTTCTGGATACGCAACTCCATCGCTTGCCACGCTTTTCACCACCTTGTTGAAATAAACGTAATTCTCTATGAATAGTGGTGCCATCTGATAAATCCAATAAACGGTTAAATTCTCTTTCATCCCAGCACTTGTTGTTACCACTACCATGTTCTGCGTTTTCTAAAATTCTAACAATTTGTCGCCTTCTTTCTTCAGTTCCAAAACCAGATTTCTCAATGGGCATCTTGCAATCTTTACATAGTTCTGCTTCGTTGTAGTTCATTATCTCATCCTAAATTTCTGTTCTGGAAGGTTTTTTAAATTATAGTAAACTTCTTTAACTTTATCTGCATCTCTACGTAATTTTTTTGCAATGTCTTTTCTATTTGCTTTACTATACATTACCATTAAATCTTCTATTTGATAAACTGCTGCGTTAAAATGTTTTACTATTTTATCTAAATGAAACTTTGTTGGCATTTCTTTAGATACAGGCTCATCATCTTTTTGTTGTTTAGGAACGCAGTTAGGTACTTCTTTACCGTCTTGAACTTTAGTTCCAACCATCTCGTAGTTTTCCCAGCATGGGTCGTCTTTAACTAAATGTTTGTGAATAACTCCCTTGTACTGGTTGTAACTCATCGAATTGTGGCCTCATCCTTTGTATTAAGTCTTACTTGTCTTCTTCCTGTAATCTTTTTCCAGTTGCGAATACTTTGATTGTCGGCTTGCCAAGGAAAAGCATCTTCTCCTTCTTCATAATATGCAACCCTCATTCTTTTTACCCAATCTTTAAAATAACTTCTATCTTTTTCTGGGTCTTTGCCAAAGGTCATTTTAAACCATTCACCAATTAATCTTTCATTTACTAAATCAAAACGGTTTTTTTTTGCTAACGGATTGTTAGTCTCTCCTATGTGTTGATTAAAACTCATTTATCTTCTCCTTGGATTTGCCATTTTATAAGTTTCATCCATTAACCTGTCTAAATCATCTGCTTTTTTTACAATTTTACTTCCTTCAACCATTAACTCTAAAGTTTCTCGCAAACATTGCTCTACAAACTCTTCTAATTTTTTTGCATCTGAATCTAATGGTTGTGGATATACTTTGTTAAATCTACTTAATGCTTGTTGATTGTAATCTCTTAATTTCATTAATCTTGCTGTAAACATGCCTTTTAAATCACTAGCTATTGCTTGAGATACTGTGCCATTGTTTTGAATAAATCTTGCATAATCCATTTCCTCTCTTGGGCCTTTTTCTAGCTCTTCACCCTCGAAAGGGTTGTGTATTTTGTTTGTTTGATTGTAGCTCATTTATCTCCTAGTAAATATAATCCATTATTTCTTCTACCATTCTGGCGTGTTTATAATCTCCGTGAGTACCTCTTAACGAAGTTTCTAATCTTTCAAGCATTCTGCGTAAAGTTCTGTCGTTACGAAGACTTTCTTTTCCTACAGGCTTATTACAAGACCCACATTTTTTTACTGGCTTACTGCAACTTCCACATTTCTTTATATGTAAATTGCTTTCTAACTCGTTTTCTGACACGTTTTTCCCTATGTTTTCTTCTTCTTTTGCCATTGACACAGATTGTACTGTTGCCTCTGGATTGGCTGGAGAATCTCCTACCCAGCTAACACTCCATAGTCCTAGCTTATCTATTTTTGTAAAACAAGCTTCGTTAGGTGGACACACTTTGTTTTGATTCAAAGCTTCTCCCCTAATACTACTTGCTCCACGAGAACCGTATTGTTGTATTTCTTTCCAGACTTTGTTATGCATGTCTAGTTTATTATGAATACCAACTCTCAATAATACTTTACCATCTTTAACTTTGTAAGCTAATGGTTGTCCGATTGGTATCTCATCATGCTTGTATGAATAGATTCCATGCTTCATGTAAAAATCCATTGACTCTTTTATGGTCTCTGTAGGAATCATATCACCCTGTTTATCGACAATAGGAGCTGAGATATATGTATCCATTACTCTATCGTTGTACCAGTTGCGAGACGTAGACCATTCGGTATTCACATTCTTGCATACGCAATCACTCATCGAATCTACAGATAAATCATCCTTTAAAACTGTTTGGCTATTATTCATTGTATCGTAGGAATAGTATTAAACTATTTCCTCATTCTCCTTATTTCATATACGTTTTGTAACCTAGCTCTTTTGTAAAGTCTTGATTTAGTAATAGGCACTCCTTCTGGTGGTGTATTGTTATCCCATACTTTGTTTCCTTTAACAACTAAGTAATGACTAGTAGTTTGTATTAGATACCATTTCTTTCCACGTTGTCCGTATGACTCTTTAGTCCATTGTCTAAAAGTATCGCAACCGTGAAGACTAGCATGATTCATACTGTATCCATATCGATGTAATGCATTACGCATTTCATGATTGTACATTCCTTTAATTTCATTTACTTTAGGTTTTGGTTTTCTAACAAATGATGCTGTACGTGAATTGAATCCACCAGTTGATTTGTTTTTGTTAACTGCTCTAAGTAAATCTTTCTCAATGATGTCGTACCTTTTTCCAGTAAGAACAGTCAATGCAGTAGGTCCACACCAAGACGTTCCGTTAGGATTCTTATGCGCTCTACCTTTCTTGTTTCTAACAGGCTTTGGTTTGGCTGTAAAGCTATCTAATGTCGTCTGCATTATTCTTTACCTCTTTGTACAGCTCCGCTTAATGGCTTATCATAATTTACCAATCTATCATGAAACCCAAATGGATAGTATGCACCATCACTTACTGGTTTATCAAACACCCACATATGATATTGGTTTGCAGTATCAACTAATCTACTTTCTGCTGGATACAATTCTACTGCCTCATGTTCTTCTCCAACCAATTCATTCTTTATTCTTTGCATATCTCTCCAATCTCTTATTGGCTCTTTGTCGTGAGTCTTAACAGAAAGATGAATAACTCCAAACGCTTCACTACTCTGCATTCTTTTTCCATTGTCATCTAAAACAAAACCAAATTTAGGTTTTTCTGGATTGTGTCTTTTGAGAGCTACTTGATATTTATTATTAACATACAATTCATTGTTAGTATATTCATCAATAATTTGCTGTCGAGCGTCAGCCTCACTAACGCCTTCAAGTAATCTATATGCATCTTTCAATATCTTTTGAATAGTTGCTTCATCTGGAACTGGATTAGTTTTAACAAACTTAGTCCAGCTTTTCTTTTGCTTCTTTTGTCTCTTTCCGATTTTCTTAACCATTAGTGAGTCTCCAAGATTTCTGTTTCATGACATTTCATACAAGATGCCCATCTGTGAATCTTGTTGTTTTTGTCAACCATACTAGTTGTATAGTATCCTTTCTTTCCGCAATTCGGACAAATTGAAAATTTGTCTTTCTTTGGCCACCAGTTTCCTGCACCGACTAAACTCATTTTTTTACCTCGTTTTTTTGCATTTGTCTCTACCTTGATTTTACCCCAAGGCAAAATAGCATAGGGGGCTGGGGTTATATAGCCTCTGTCGAGTATTTACCCTTAACGAGCATGAGTTTGCACCGTTTACACGTTAAAGTGTTAATATTATTACTTATTTTATTATATTCTTGTACTGTACATCTGTGTCCGCAAAGAGTGTGTAATTTTCTTTTTGGACAGCTTAAATGTCTTTGACGCATTATTCAGTTCTTCGTTTATAAAATTCTTTTAATCTTTTAGATTGAGTGTCGAAAGCTGGTCGCATGAAAGGTCTTGGCCCAGTAGGTGTTGCTCTCTTTGGATGATTTTGTGTTTTAGGATTGCCTCCTATCGGTTCACCAAATTCTATTTTAGAAGCATAATCTGCATTTGCAAATATTATTTTACGCAATCTTTCTGACAAATCATGTTTGATACTTTGTTTTAAAACACCTGAAGCTACAGGAACTAACCGTAATGCTTCTAAGAGTATAGCATCTGCGGTATCATTCATTGCTAAATCTAATTTGTCAGGTATTGTATTTTTAGTTGATTCTATTTTAGCTGTTAATTCTGTTAGTCCTTTAATAACAATGGCCATTATTTGTATCCTAATACTTGTTCTATACTATCGTCACCGTATTTATCTTTCCATTTTTTGTTTACAGCCTTCTGTGCTTTTTCATACATTGCCATTCGTCTAGCTCGGTTAGCTTGTTTACGAGCTTCTCTGTCTCCATTTTTCCAAGCCATTTCTTCATTACATTCTTTGCATATTCCATTACTTAGAATATGTACACTCATAGGTCCAGCTCTACATTTTTTACAACTACTCATTTTTCTCCTTTTTACCATTTCCGTGATGGCCGTATTTAGCATTACAAATTGTTATTTTTATGTGGTCTGGCATTCTACTCATACTTGTCTCACTAGAACTGTTCTTTGATTAGGATGCATCATAGCGTGGCCTTGCAATGTAAATTGCGGACCAAAAAATTCTTTTCCTACTTCAATTTGTAATTCTATTAATTCTGATAGTGGGAGTCCCTCTTTAGGTATTTCTCTTGCAAGTTTTTTATGTGCTTCACAAGTTCTACTTCCTCTAGCTACTGACAAAGTAAATTTATATTCTTCTCCCGTCTCAGCCATTCTTTGTTGATACACTTTTAATCGAGCTTCATTAGACACATGAATTAACTCAGTTCTTGCTATTCGAGTAGCTCTGCCTATGGATAAGTTAATTTTGCGTTGCATCATTACTATAATTCTGTCAACCATAGAATCTAAATTAGTGTCTTCAATGTACGCTTCTGCTAATACTTTATCTAACTCCGTACCTAAATCCCCAGTAAATTGATGATAGAAAGAGTCTGTACGTAAGATTCCGTCATGTAATTGTCTCAATAAATTAGAAGCATCATAATCTAAATCAATGCCAACAGCACCAGTAGACTTCTTAAATTGACGATTTTCTACCTTATATGTGTACTTGAAAGCTCTAATGATGTATCTACCTAACTCATTTTTTAAGATTCTAGGCAATCTTACCATGAGCATATTCTTTCTGGCTCTGAGGTCTTCCCAGTCTTTGGCTCTTTTTAAACGACGAAGTTCATCCTTTAAGGTTTTACGGATGGCGGTTCTGAGGGCTGAAATGTATCTGTCGATTCTTGCTGCTCCTCGCCCTCCTGAAACTCGTCTTGTTCTTCCCTTTCTCGTTCTAACTCCTCCTTAATTCCATCATTTGGTAATATCAATTCTGCATTTTCATCCATGTCAATGTCAATGCCAAGCTCTTGGAAACCACGAATTATTTCTAACTTTTGAGATAAATTAGCTAATTCCATTTGCTCATTGTCTTCGTTAATAGGGGTAAACTTGACTTCCCAGTCTTTTACATTCATTAATTTTAATAGTGGTTTAAAAAATCCTTCTTCTATTACTGCTTGTGTTTCCATAATAGTTCGGTCCATCATAGTTATTTGTTCGCCTTCTGCATTTAATCCACCGATTCCAGCAGTATCTCCCATAGCTAATGGCATAACTCCGTATGAAGAATTGATGTCATTATTGATTTTTTCTATGTATGGAAGCATTCCCATTTCTGTTTGGTCTGGCATAACGGTAACGAAATTGGCTCCAGACTTACCTTCTCCTGAAGATATAATAGGAATAAAGTTAGGATTACGTGCAGTTTCTTCTGCAATGTATTCTCCTAATCTAGTTAATGAATCTTCATTGTGGCCTGGAATATCTAAGAATCCTTTTGGTGGTCGCTCTAACAAATAGACTTTATTCTGATAAGCTTCTACTGCTAAAGCAGTTTCTATTTTCTTTCCTAAAGCTAGAATTGGTGGGTTACCATACAATCTAGCATAAGAAGAATACTTGTTAAAGTGTATTATTTCATCACGTGCAAAATAAATATCTCCTTCACCATCTTTAAAAGTATATGCAATTAGAACTGTTTTGGCATCGTTACACTTGGAGTTTTCACAATGTTTTGCTGTTCCAGTAGCATTTCTACATAAAGGACAGAACCTATCAACATCTTGAAATCTACCGAATCGGTCAGTGTTGTAACGCATTTGTTTAGTATCTTCAATCCATAATTCTTTAACTCTTTTACCAACCGTCTCTCCACTTTCACTAACTACTCTTTCATACAAAATAGATATCCAAACATCATCAAATATTTCTAATTGTCTAACCATTGCTTTGATAATTTCAGAGCCATTTATGTCTGCACAACCTCTTGACGGGTCTGTTAATAGGTCATTTATTGCTTCCTTTTGGTCTTCAGACTTGTTTTCTTCATCATCTACTGGCAATATTTCCCAGCCTTTTCCAACAACTTGAGCTGCTATTTTTTGTATTACAGTACGAAGATGGGAATAATTATCAGCAAGATACTCTACGTAATGTTGGTCGAATGGAGGTTCAATCAGTTGGTTTCCTTGCTGATATGACGATGCAGACGCAGCATCATAAACAGGTGTACGTGCTTCTTTTAGCAACGAACTGCTATTATTATCAAGATATTTCTGCAATCCTGACTTAACTTTTTTTGGTCTATTGAAGAATCTATCTAATATTCCCATCACAACCAAGTCCAGTTGGTCATATTTAACTTTTTGCGTTCCCTTTCTTCTATAGCTAATTCACACATCCAAAGGGAGATTACCGTGTCTGCAACATGTCCTTCTAACTTTCCTTTACCATCCCACATCAGTTGAGTTAATCCTTTTACTAAGTCACGAGTTCCTGGCCTAGTGTTATCTTTTGCAGTTTCACCAAATGGTATTTCGTATAATCCTTTTTCCATTGCTACTGCAATTCCAGGAATACCAATCTGTGCGTGGTTACGTTCATTTCCTGTATGGTGTGTAGCTATTGGTAACTTCTCAACATCTCTAGCTGCATGTGCAACTAGTCTTTGAAACCCATTACTTTCAATCATTATCTTTTCTGGATTGTAAATACCAGCTATTTTAGATATGTTAGTTATCTGTTCATTTAACCAGCTTGCACCTTCTCCTTGAATCTTTCCACTCCATTGATGTAGAACTTTACGCTGCTCAGTTTTAGGGTTATAGGCCAAAACACAGTATGCAGTTTCGTCATGTTGGGTGTCAAAACCTACTGCTAAGTCCACTCCCATGACCGTAACCCACCCATTTATTGACTCAGAATACATTTCAAGGTCGTTATTTAGACATGGTTCAATGACACTCCAAGGAATAACTGCACTGTCTGGGTCAATAGGATTTAGCATATATTCAGATTCAAATGCTCTTGAACCCATTGCCAATCTTTCTTCTTCTAATCTTTCAACTGTCCAGTACTCAGGCCATCTTGGTGTTCCATCATCCTTTAACGCTGGATGCCAAATACAATTCCAATAAGGATTTTCTTTTACATAAGCAGTAATATCTTCTGGTCGTTTTTGTGTACCTATTAACATTATCTGAGCTTTAGGTAAACGCATTGGTAGAATAACACGGTTAAGAAATCCAATAAGTTTATCATCTCTCATTCTAGGAAACTCTTCTAAAACGTCATCTAAAATTATTAAGTGAACGTGAGGTCCTTCTAAAGCTCCTCCCATTACTGCGCCTCTTACATTTGAGTTGTTAGCAAATGTTTTCTGAGTCATATTCCAACGAACGCTATTGTTTCGTGTGTTTTCTTTTGACGGAACTAATGGAGCTGTACGCCAGCTTCTTCTACACAATTCTTCAAATTGACTAAGCTTATCAACTACCTGAGAAAATGTATTTCCAATGTATAATGCTTTAAAATTAGGTGTACTATACATCTGCCATAGCAAATAAGTCAGGCTAAATGATGTCTTTAAGTGTCCTCTTGCACAAATAATCGCTACTCTTTCGTTGTCACTAAGCGTTTCATGCCAGTAATTATGCATGTCAGCAAGCGGATGATACTCGTCTGGCTCATGTGACATGTACTCCATCATGGCCTCATTAGCAAATTCTAAGAACGGTATCTTTCCTGGATTTAAATGTTTAGCAAAAGATGTTATGAAATCTTTATGGTCTGTAGCATCAGCCATCAGAGTCTTCCTGCATATCTCTAATCATTTCAGTGTAATGTTGAGCAAAGGCAGCTTGTTTCTGTTTTTCTATACCTGCTTTGTTCATTGCATCAGATACTAATTCAGCAACTTCATCTATCAAAACGTTTCTAGCATCTACTGCTCCTTCTAAATCAATCATCTTCATTGTCCATGCATAAGCTTCTCCTGGCCTTATGTCCATACCGTCGTTTAATTGAGTACTAAATAGCTCTTGTAATTTAGTTCCTAATTTGATTGCACGAGTGATGGAAGTGGTAGCCTTACGTTCTGTAACGTTTCGTACTTCCTTTAGAACTTTCTCTTTTCTTTCATCCCATTCTCCTTCTTTAGCCCAAGTGTGTACTGTTGATTTAGAAAGCTTATAATCTTCTCCTGCATACCTTTTATTCATTTCTTTAGCAATGTCTCCATAACTCCATGCTTGACTGTAAAGTACAAAGGCTTCTTCTTTATCTTGAACTGTATATTTTCTTGTCGTCATTTGAATGCAACATCCTCCATACACTGTAAACAATAGTGTTTTCCTGAAGATTCATTGACCCATGACGCTTTTTTTTGACATAAGTTGCAAGTAATGGCTAACCATATGTAATTGTTTTTGTTAGTCATATTAAGTTTTCACCTCCCGTAGGTATCTGCAATAGCAGCAAAATAAACAATAGAAACACTATTACCTTAGCAATAATAGCAATCCAATACAAATGCCTCTCAATACGCTTTAAAGGGCCTGTATTGGCAATGCTAACGTGAGTCAGCTTTGTTGTGCTTTTTGATGACATTCCTCAAATGCTCCGATATAGGTTTCTTCTCTTTGTTAGCTTCTGAACAGAACTCAGTCCATTCTTTCTCAAAGCTATTAGAAATAGCAAAAATATAATGCGGTGGTTTGTTGCTCTTTGAGTATGGCATAGCCTAGATATTGGAAGGGAGGCTATATAGTTTAATCTTAATAATTAGTATTTACATACGACGGAGATTGTCTATAGCTCTATTAACATCCATCCTAGCTGCATCATAATGTTTAAGTTTTAATGAATTTTGAATTGCTTTAAGTCTTGCAATAGCAAAATCTCTTACACGTTCACGGCCTGACTTGTTAACAGGGCTGTTAGTTTTTCCTATATGTTGATTAAAACTCATTATCTTTTCATATCCATTTTTAATCTTTCTACAGCTTCGTATCCCTTATCCATTTCTTTTACTATTGCATTGTGTGAAGTAACCATAGTTGCTAAATTCTTTTCCATCTGTGCAAGACTTTGCATCAAACGACCTAACTGTCCTCTTGTCTTTATACCAAGTGGAGTTCTATCAGTTCTTACAATTTCCATTGTTACGTCATTTACCATTCGACTAACATCAGTATATGTTTTAGCAGCATCTTTTAAGTCAGTCATTCTACTTAATACGCTTAATCCTTGAAACATTTCTCTTGCTTCGCCTTTCTTTTCTAACTCTTCAACTGATAAACTTGAGTAACCCATCTTATCTCCTTGCTGTTCTCATTAGACTGCCTATCTGAGTATCAATTGTTTTGAGAGCTAACAGAATAGTATTGGCTGTTTTAATATCAGTTTTAGAACCACCAGTTTCTTTTAATGCTTGAATATAATTTCTAACTTGTACTTGTTCTTTAATATGTTTTTCTCTTAATTGTTTTAATTCGGCAACTGTCATTGCACCTGGTTTTTTCTTAAACAATTCTTTTCTTTCACTTTTCTCTAATGTAACAAAGCCCATTGTATCTCTTATTATAATCTATTATTTATACTTTATGTAAGACACACACACCTCCATTTCCACTGGAGATTATATTGTAAAGTATAAAACAAAATATAATAGAAATCATAATAAGCCGCCGAACCTTTTTCCTTTTTTTAAAAAAAAGAGACAGACAGATTTGTCAAAGTTCCAGTGGAAGCGAAGGTGTGTGTGTGTTTAGTTATCTAGTAAACTAGCTAGTATTTCTATGTAAGCATTTGTCTTACCTTCATAGAATCCTCTTTCAAAAGAGTTATCTGCTTTTCTAAACAATAAATTGTTTTCTTCTATTTTATTAGTTAGGTATTCTTTATCCATACTTTTAGGGGATAGATGCTCAGACTTGCGGTCAACAAAGATGAGTGATTTCTTGAAGCCGTGTTGTTAGAGACAAATCAAACAAAAGAGTTGAACATCTATCCTATCCTAGTTAGTGCATAAGATTGCCTACAATTGGTGCATGAATGTCTTGTTCTAAACATTTAGGACAATCAATCATAGGTCTACCTTCTTTTTTATCTGAATATACAAAATCATCTTTAGCTAATTTACGATGCATTTCTTTCCAACCATGTCCGCATATAAAACAACTAAAGGTCCATTTCATGATATTGACCAGTCCTTAAAGTCATCCTGTCTAGTGTTCCTTTTTTCCTGTACCTTCTTAGATGGTTTGTATTGTTTATAATCATTTTGTACTTTACGACGTGTACGTTGTACCGTTTCATCACAAGGTGCATAATGTAACAAATCATATAAATCAGACAAAAACTTATCTTCTTCGCATTGTTTGCCTTTTGAAGATGTAGCTTTGTAAAACTCTTGTAAAACTAAATAATATAAATAAGTAGTACTGTCCCTACAAATTATATTGTTTTTAAGATAATATTCAACGATATCTTGTGTTTTATCTAATTGTTTAAACGAATCAGTTTTCATCTACAATGTCTCCTTGTATATCTTCTATCATACGTTTACATAAAACGCTTACCATTCCTAATCCTGTAGTAAATGCTTCTAGTTCTTTGTCTTTGTATTCCATAACGTTTTTATCTACAAAAGATTGTATGTGTATCATTACTTCATTTAAAACAACAATCCACATGTCTTTCAATTTAGACCTAGAGGCAGCAGTCATTTGCTCTAACCTCACAGTATGCTTTCCAGTCTTCTTCCATGTCTTTGTATTTGTTCTCCATCTTTTTTACCTGTATTGTTTTTTGTTTAATAAAATCCCACATATCTATTATGTCTTCATTAAGTTCTCTCATCTCTTCCCACATTTCACCTTCTCTTTTTTCGTAAAATGCTTCGTCAGATTCGTCAGAGTACCAATCGTTATCGCTAGCCATTATAGTAACTCCTTTAATAAAATTTTAAAATCAGTTATTTGTTTTACCAATTTATCCGAAGCCCTATCAATTCTACATTTTCTACAGTACTTACAATGCCCTTGAGTTGGAGTGTCTAATCTAACTAACTCACCGTTTTTTTTGCAACTTAAACAATTACTATATGGCATTAGTCCTCCAATGTAATTACTGAGCCTTGAAAGCAAGTCTTAGGGTCAACAACACCATGTTGTTTTTTAACCTTGCAATGTTTGCATATCCAACCGCCTTCAAAAGGAAACTTAGCTTGTTTATTGTATAAATCGTCACCGCAATCTACACAACTTTCTTTGATTGCTGGACCTGCGCCAACGTGCCTCCAAAGCTTTCCATGTTGAGTATATTTATCTGGACTTAGTTTCACCATTTACAACCTCTTCTTTATCTGTTCACGATAAGTATTTACGCCTAACCAAAATCCTGCAATAAAAAATACTACAATTAAAAAAATAGCTACCAAACTATTCATTGCAACACTCCTTGCAGTAACCGCCAGTTATTTCTACTTCCATTGTTGATAACACCATACCGCATGCTTTGCATCTCCATAAACCGTTAGTCATTATTCTCCATCCTGTATTTTAACATTGTATCTTTAGCACTAAGATAAGTCAAAGCTTTGCTAAGCTCTCGCCATGCTTTGTTACTTTGTTCAGCAGTCTCAAGTTTATCTGTTAAAGATATTATATCTTCTACTATTGTATCAATATTCATTTATCCATCCTTGTCATTGCTACAGCTTCTCTAGCATCAGCCGTAACTTCTAACAGTTTAGCCTTAGCAGACATTCTTAGTTTCTTCCACGCATCGTTTTTCGCAGATATATCAGCAAGCTCTTTACCTTCTAAGGTTGCCGTCTCACTTATACTTGCCCTGATGGACTCGTATTGTTTGTGGCCTGGGATTGTAATCCCTAAGTTGATTGTGTATGTTTCTGTTTGCATTGTCTCATCACCTTGAACTTCTCATTGTATAGGGTTATATAACCTTACTCCTCTTTATTGTCCTTCCATTTTTTATACTCTTCCATACTCATTTTCTTTGGCCATCTTTTATCATTGGCACGAGTATTACCAGTGCCATCGGTGCAATCTCCTTTCATATTAAATTCTGCAAGTGAACTACTGATTGTAATTATATTTCCTTCTTCTTTTACTATATTATGCACTGTATAATATGTAGGATAACGTGTTTGTTGTCCTATGTTTTGCCAAGTGTACCCATGATGTTTTAAAATTATATTCCATTTTGTTTTCATCCAAACTTCAGCTTCTCCTTTTTCTACTACAAATTGCGGATAAGCATACAACTTTACTCCTTCAAATTTTTTAGTAGAATGCCATTCATAGCTTAGCTTATACTTTCCTTTGTTTTCATCAAACATTTAAATCACCATTTCTCCCTGACATAAACTCCCCAGCGATTATCTGGTAGCTTTGCAATCCTTGCAAACTTACCATCTAGTCTGTTGAAGTGTGCTTCAATTTTAGCTAAATGTTTTTTTGGAAAATCACTAGTATAATAATAAACCATATGGTCAAATTCCTTCCACTCGTAGTTACTCATTTATTATCCTCTAATCATTCACCACTACTCTAACATTATTCATACATCTCATACATGGCCTAGTGCCTGTTGCTATGTATCTGCCGTTAACGGTGTCTTGACGATATGATATCTGAATGATACATCCGCCAATATCTCGGCAATCTTGCCCTTGTCCTCTTACTATGTTTGTTGTCATGGTTTGTCTCTACTACTCTCAGACAGTAGGGCTATATAACCCTTGTGTTACTGTTCTATTCTCATAGTAGAGTGACACTTAGGGCAAAGTATCAGAACTATAGCTGATTCTCCACAGCATTTAGTCTTAGTCTTTACTATCTGGTATATTTTCTTGTTTAGTATTCTGTTGTTTTTTGTCTTTTTTGTCTCTATCATTTATGTCCTCTTTTATATTTTTAATCCAAGTTTCCCACTTTTCTATTACTTTGTCAATTTCTTCTAACAATCTATCTGCCTCCTACATGCCTTGCAATTAACCTCATGGTCCTTGTCAGTAGCTATTACGTTCATCAAACCCTTACCTGTACTAGCAAAACGACCACACAAAGTCCATTCTGTCTCACCCATGTACTTGTGAATAATCCTATCACGCTCTCGTATGTAATCCATGTTACCACTTCTCTCCAACACATATACATTTGTGGCTAGGATAATCACATTCCATACAATAACTTGCCAATAACCATTGACCATCAATAAGGCTTACGCCAGATTCCTGAGCCATAAAAATACCATACTCAGCAGCACAGTGTTTAGTACAAAAATATACATATTTATCTTTACTTGGTTTTTTCAAGCAACTATAACATTTTGGTTTTCGGGTCAAATTTGTCTCCTAGCAAACCAAGCCAGAAGGTAAGGCTATATAACCGTACCTATGATTTTAGTAAGTCTATGTATTCTGCCATACTAAGAGCTGGTTCTCCTAGAGTTAGCAGCGTAGTTATCTCTTCAGAAATTGTAATTTCATATCTTACAACAGGTAAAATTTCATCACGTTTTAAAGAAGGCATACGAACTCTTACTAAATCTCCTAATGTAATCCATTCTCCGTCTGCCATTTCTACAGTATATGTAATTGTAGGGTCACTAAATCTACTGATTTCATCTAAAGCTAACTCTTCTAATCTATCTTTTCGGTCCGTATCAAAAGTAAAAACCTTACCTTGAGGTCCGTATTGTTTAATTTTACTAGCATCTGATACTGTAGAAAACACTGATTCATCGTTGCTACTAACATATCTTGCAGAGTTACACATACGAGTTGTATCTATTTGTGCTTGTATTCCTTCTCCTACTAAATTCATATGTTCAGGAGAAAGCGTAATTACTGAACGACTTCGAACATGAGCATAATCTGCTAAATAAAAATCCATCAAACCTCGTTCGTGTATAGCATATCGCCAAGGAACATAAGTTAAAGCTTCGTGGTAAACATCATCAAAAGGTTTAATCATGTAAGTAAAACATTTATCAATAAAATCTTTACGTGTCATGTGTCCTGTTAACTTAGGTGCAAGGTCAGAAGTAACCATTAACCCTGAACCTTCTAACAATTGTGAAGTATCAACAGACTTGTAATTTGCTGCATCTGCTGCTAAGTAATACAAATCATGACCAATAACATCTTCTTCTGTGTATCTTACTATTTCAGAGTTAGCTAGTTGTGATATAAAATCTACAGCAGTTACCGAGCTTACTGCAACTGAAGGTCGTACTTGTTGTATAATCCCTTCGAACGTTAGGTTATGAGTTTGTCCTCCTCTACCTATTTCTACTCTAACAATACCCCCTAATCTACAACGTTCTAAAGATTCTAATCCTGCAATTGAAAAAGATATCGAACGTGCTTTGTTTGTTTCAGCAGTATATTTTATAGTAAGCCAATCTACAAACTCTCGGCCATCTATTGTAGCTTCAATTTCTATATTGTTTCCTAGTTGGTTGTTTAGAATAAGTGGCATTATGCTACCTGTAACTCTTCACCTATTATTGAAAACTCTATTGTTGCTAAGTATTGTGTAGCTGATGAAGGGTCTTGACTTAAACTTCCACTCTCAGCTCTTAATCTATATGATTTAAACGCAGCCGTAGGAGTATCTATCTTGTCACTATCTAAGAAAACAAAATCATAAACGTCTCCTTCAACAATACTAGAAATGTTAGACAAGCCAGTTTGACTTAAGATTCTAAGATTTAAAGATAACTTTGGATTCCCTACTTTAGTACGAACAACTCCAATAGGATATTTACGGTCACCTAACGGCATCTGTGCTGAGATACCTCCACTTCGACTAATAGAAGAACTAAGAATTGCAATATGTGAGCTGTCTACTAATGAATCTAAATCTAATGTTTTAGGAACTACAGCTCTAAATGTTTGAGAGACTTCTAAACTTTCATTAAACGGAAAGAACTCGTTACCTGAATTATCAAATATTTCGTCGTTATCACAAACTCTACTGTGTATTGTTACCGTGTCATCATACCCTGCATTATTGTAAACTGCAAAAGTTATTGCTGGAACATCTGAAGCATCTAATACTATTTCACCTGTAGCTGAAGTTGAATCAGATATAGATGTTGAAACGTATGATTTTTCATGTGATGATAACAATGTAGAATCAGATTCTATTACTAATCTGTTATGTGTAGCACCTACACCTGAGCCTGTACTAGCTGAAAATTCTTTAATTTTAAAGAACTTCGGTGATGCATAACTACCATTAGTACCATTACCATCTTTTACTTTTACAATGTCTCCTACGTAAAATCCAAAGTCTTGCCAATCTTTAGAACCTGCTTGTATGTATTTACCAGAAGCATTGAACGTAACTCCACTATCTAATATTCTTGCAAAACCTCCCCACGCATAAAGATTTTCCATGTTAGGGTCTCCTGTTTTTGCAACCAATCTTATGCTTGGATTGATAATAGTCCTAGCTGCATCGTCTGCATTAAACTTACTTAAGATATATCTTGTAAAATATGTTCCAGCATCTTCAGAAGCAATAGCTGTACCTACTACAATTTCAATAGTTTTATATTTATAAAACGAAACTCCAACGTTTGCTTCTGCTGTTTCACTAGACTTAGCAACAGTGTCAGTTAACCTAGTAGGACTACAAAACAATTTTTCTGTAACGTATTTATAATGGTCAAACTCAGGTTCATCATCTTTAATGGGAACTCCGCCAGAAGTAAAAGAAGCTAAACCATATACTTGAATTGCTGAGTCTGAAAAGTCTTGTGTTTTGTCAACAGCTTGAAAAGACACTGCACTACTTGCATTATCAAAAGCTGAATTGTCATTGTAAATTGCGCCTGAGGTACATACAGTTGTAGCTAGGCTAGGAACATACCTAAACCAATATTGAGACAATTCACGGTTACTTGCATTAACTTTACTTCTTGCAAGGCTTGCAGTTATTACTGTAGTTCTATCTAAATACTTTGCTTGTGTAACTTTTTCTCTTGACAAAGATAAGTTTGCCACAGGTAAAGGTTCGTTTGTTGTAGTGTTTGCTGTAGCTGTTGCAGTCTTATCACTAGCCCAACCATCTTGGTCTACAACCTGTACCTTAACTTGGAAAGTAGCTACTTTGTGAAATTTATGTTTAATAGTATATGCACTTGCTGATGCAGTTTCTAATTTATAAGAACTATAATCTGAATCTAAATCACTTGTTCCAGAGTCCCAATTAACTCTAAACTCTTTGACTTTTCCACTGTACATTCCATTAGAAGGAGTAATGGTAAGTGTAACTTCTTGACCAATGTCTGGTGAATAATCATCTAATGCAGCAGCAGCTTCAGGTCTTTTTATATATACAATA